GTAGCCGACTAGGCCGCTGGTGACACTCGCCCGGGGTCTGCCGCTAATAGCGTTAGGAATGCGGGAAGACCACGCCCCAGCCCGCGAGCGGGCATCCGACAGGGCGGCCTGTCCGACGCGAGCGATCTGCGCCTGCAACAGTCGCCGCTGCCTGACGCTCATGCGGTTCAGGTCACGCTGTAGCTCGGTGAGCTGGGTGGAGGCCAGTACGCCTACGCGGTCACTTCTCATGCCAGCGACACCAGTTCGATCGTGAATCCGATGGACACGCCCGTGCCCTTCGAGTCCCGGCCCTGCAACCACTGCGCCGACGCCAGGCGGGCCAGCGCGACCACGCCGCCGAGCGACCGATCAGCGCGCAGCGCATCCTCGATCGCGGTCAGGATCGCCCCGGCCTCGTCGCGGTAGGCGTCCACGTCCACGTTGCCGCCACCCGCGTACACCGAGCCAGCGACCGTCAGCCGCTCCGTGATCGTCGGGCCGGCACCAGACTCGGTGCGCTCCACCGCCACGGCGTCCTGGTCGTCCTGGAACGCAGCAGCGATCGTGACCGCCCGGGGTGCGTAGGCGCGCTCCGGGGCGGGACCGTCGAACACGGCCACACCGTTCACGGCATCCGGCAACGGCAGTGCGGCGCGGATCCTGTCCCGTAGCACATCCACCGCAGCGGCAGTGACGCCGAACAGGACGGTCACGCGATCACAGGCCGCATGTAGGGCTGGAGCAACTCCTGCGCGCGGCTGGGGATCGCATAGCCCATGCCGCCCGGGTTGGTTGCGTCCGGGATGCCATCAGCGCCACCGAAACCAACCGGCACGTCGGTGGTGAACCCCGGGCGACGCTGAGTCTCGAACAGGTGCTCGGCGATGATCAGCACAGCCAGCCGGATCGCGGCTGGCAGGTCATCGCGGCCGGACGTGTAGGTGACCGTGTACGTGCCGTAGAACCGGCCACCAGACGCCAGCCGAAGCAGACCCGTATCGGCGTCCAGTTCGTAATCCGACAGCGTCAGCGGGGTCGTGGTGGCGCCGTAGCGGGACGACACCGACACCAGCGAACCGACCGGCATCCGCTTGAGTACCAAGACGTCCGAGGAAACGTTGTAGTGCGTCTCCGTCACCGACGCGGGCGAGTCGATCGGGCCCACGATGCCGCTGACGACGTCGATCGCGGCGTCGAGGTGGTCCTGGAGCTCGTCGTCGTCCGTGGTCGACGTGATGTTCGTGCCGGCACGAAGGTCCGTGAGCGTGGGCAGGGACACGGAACCTCCTCAGTTCTTGCGAGTGACTCGGCGGTTGCGCTCAGTCGTCTCGACGGGACCGGTCACCGCCCGCTCGTGCGGTGCATCGCGGACCAGTTCGGCCCGCTCGCCGTCCGCCCACACCTTCGCCGTGGGGCCGTCGACCCGGAGTTCGTCACCAGCGTCGCCGAAGACAGGACCGTCCCCGGCGACGCTGGTAAGCAGACGAATCAGCGGCACGTCAGCCCTGGTGAAGGCTGCCGACGACGCTCTCGGCCTTCGACTCGGCAGCCTTCGCGGCAGAGTCGTGGGCCTTCTTCAGCTCGGCGATCGACGGGTCTTCCGCCACCTCGCCAGCCACGGCGCCCCCGAGGTCGAGCTCCGGGCGCTTCACCTCGTCGACCGCGGACACGGCCTGCTGGGCGAACTGGACCTTGGCGGCCTCGAGGGCGGCCTCCTTGTCCCCGATGATCTCGGGGGACGTCTGGTCCGGGGTGCCGTCCGCGCGCAGCGACAGCATCGCCACGCGGTCGTGGGCGCCACTGGCGTCCACCTTGTTGACCGCAGCGGCGGTCTCCTTCTCGGCCATCTCGTGTATCTCCTTCGGCTCGGGCGGGATCAGGTCGCGGAGTTCTGGTACGCCCGGTACGCCTGGGCGTTCTGCTGCTTAGAGTCGGCGCGGTTGAACGCCAGGAACCCGACCTGGAGGAAGTCGGCGAACCGCTCGGAGAGGCGCAGGAGCTGCACGTCCCGAACGCGGCGGACGACGAAGCCCTCGCGGAAGTCGCCGAACAGGATCGACTTGGCGTTGGCGGCCGGCGTCGGCATGTAGTTGTTGATCACGTAGGGGTGCCCGTTGAGCGTGTTGGGGGCACCCGCCTGGAGCGACGGCTGCCAGAGGTACTGGCCGGTGCCGGCACCCTCACGCAGCTTGCGCAGCGTCTTGAGGCTGGCGTCACTGAACATGTACGAGCCGTTCTGGCGGAAGCCGGCGAGAACCGACAGCTCCAGGTCGATCAGGTCGTCGTAGGTGACCGACGTGGTCTGACCGGTGGCGCCCGTCTTGCCGACGACAGCGTTGGTGACGATGCCTTCCGGCTGCGAGGAGCCCGTGCCGGTCGTGAAGTGCGCGTTCTGCGCACGGCCGATACGGCGACCGAGGTTGGTCGACAGCCGCTCCTCGGCGTTGTAGGCGTTGTCCTGGAGGAGCTGGTAGGAGACGCGGACAAGCTTCGAGGTGTACATGTACGCCCCGAGCTGCGCCGTGCCCCACGCCATGTCCTGCTCAGTGACAGCCGTGTTCTCCGCGAGGATCGCCCCGGAGTTGGCGGTGTCGTCCTCGGTCACCCAGGCCAGCGCCTCGCCCGAGTCGGTCTGCACGAGGTCAGACACGGCGGCGACGTCAGCGATCAGGTCGGCTGCGGCGATGATCCGGTCACGCCAGGTCGTCGGCGCCAGGTAGCCGCCAGCGGTGGAGGTGCCGACACCGAGGGCACGGACCTCCTTGTCGTTGACGAAGCCGCCACGCAGCACGGTGCGCTGCTCGGTGCTGAGGTCCTGGAGTCCGTTCCGCACGAACAGGTCGAACGCGGCGGCGTACTTCTCGTCGCCAGTCGCCTCCTCGCGCTCCTCCTCCTGCTCGGTGCGCGGCTCGGCGACGCGAGAGCGGTCGACGGTGTCGAGCTTGAGCGCCCGCTCCTCCTCCGCGATCTGCTGACCGATCTTCTCGATGTCGGTGTTCGCGCGGGTCCAGGACTCCTCGTCCTCGCCGCGGATCAGGCCGTTCTCGTCGGCCCGGTTGCGGATGTCCTTCATCTGCTCCCAGGTGCGCGCCTGCGCCTCCAGGAGCCTCTTCAGCCGTTCGTTCATGACGTTGCGTCCTTTCACGGGCACGCCAGAGACCCCGCGCGCTGGCGGGGTCAGGTGGAAGTGGGGTTAGAGCGACAAGCCGTAGCGCGAGGCGTAGGCCTGCAAGTCGAGGTCGGCCCGGGCGACGGTCAGGCGAGTGGACGCAGCCGGCTCACCCTCGGTGTCTTCGCGAGTGGCAGCGGCCGGCTCGCGATCGGTGTCCTCGAGACGCTCGAGCAGCCGTCCTCGGCGGCCGAGCGGGTCTGGGTTGCTACGGGACCGGACGGCGCGAAGCATCGCGTCGGTCTCCTCGTAGGCGGGGAACGTGACAGCGGAGACCTCGAAGAGTTCCACCTCACGGATGGTGCGAACCTCCACGTCGGCCTCCTGCCCGTCGGAGGTGGAGACGGTCTCGGTCGTCCAGTCGTCCTTGACGACCCGGAAGCCGAAGCTCATGCCGGTGATCCGGCGCTTCTCCACGTTGCGGGTCAGGTCCCGGACATACGACACCTCCTGATCGAGGTCGGCCTCCGTCGCCAGCCCAGCGGCGTCCTCAGACAGCCGCAGGTCACCGGCAGAGATGCGTGCGACGAGTAGCGACGTGTCGTGGTCGACCAGGAACCGGGCGTCGCCCTCGTTCAGCGTCTTCGTGAACGCGCCGGACGCGATCTCCTCGTAAAAGCCCCACGTCAGCGGGTTCCCGATCGCCGTACGTGAGTCGAACACCGCCGCGTGACCGGTGAACACCGGATCCGCGTCGGTCGCGGTCGCCCGCAGCGTGAAGTCCGTCAGCGTGAGCGGCGTCTCCCGCCGCTCCACGTCAGGCAGCGTTGTCCGGCGCATTGGTCGTCCCTTCGGAGCCCAATGGGGCCATGTTGAGCGGCTGCAAGTAGCCCTGTCCGGCGCCGTCCGGGATGGGCGGCATGTCTTCGAGCTCGCGGATGTCGTCGGCGCTGTAGACGCCCGCGTTGCGCATGGCGGTGTAGAACTCGGCCCGCGACTGGGTGTCGCCGCGGAGCAGGCCCTCGACCTTGTACTTCGCGTAGATTCCGGAGCCGGTCAGCTCCTTCGTCACCCGCGCCTCGGTCGGGGCCAGCCACGCCGGGTGCAGGTCGAACTTCACGAACCCGGTCGCCTGCTGCTCCAGCCCGGTGCCCCAGGACGTCGACTTCTCCGTCTGGTTCAGCAGGAACGGCGGCACCCCGAACCAGCGGGACACCTCCGACACCTGGAAGTCGCGCGACTCGATGAACTGCGCGTCGTTGTTCGGCATCGTGATCGGCTGGAACTTCGCCCCAGCGTCG